TTTTACATCTTTAATAATAACTTTGATTACATTGAACAAATTACAGATTACATTAATGAATTATTAGATGCTCAAGAAAAAGGTGATTTAGATTATTCATTATGTATTATGTGGGATTCTGTTGGATCCGTACCTTGTAAAATGACTTATGAAGGTAAAGGTGGAAAACAACACAATGCTAGTGTTTTAGCGGACAAAATTGGTATGGGAATCAACCAAAGAATATCGGGATCACGTAAATCTGATTCTAAATTTGAAAACACCCTGATCATTGTTAATCAGCCTTGGGTGGAATTACCTGACAATCCTTTTGGACAACCAAAGATTAAGGCAAAAGGTGGTGAAGCAATTTGGTTAAACTCATCATTGGTATTTTTATTTGGAAATCAAAAAGGTGCTGGCACAACTAAGATTACCGCAACAAAAGACAAACGAACAGTTAAGTTTGCATCAAGAACAAAAGTGTCTGTAATGAAAAATCACATTAACGGACTTGGGTTTGAAGATGGTAAGATCATTGTAACACCACACGGGTTTTTGCCGGGTAAAGAAGCTGCTGAAGAAAAGGTATCAATTGAACAATACAAAAAAGATTATGCCGAATATTGGAAAGAAATTATTGGAGTTGACGGTGACTTTGATTTGAAAGCGGAAAAAGAAGAAGTTGAGTAGAAACCTTATAAGAAAAAATTAATGACTAAAACTTTATTAGTCGATGGGAACAATTTATTAAAAATTGGATTTCACGGAGTTAAAGATTATTTTAATGGAACGGAGCATGTGGGTGGTATTTGGCACTTTTTAAATACCATCCGCAAGTTTTTAGAAGAAACCAATTATAATAAGGTTGTGGTCTTTTGGGATGGAGAATTATCAACCGCACAAAGAAGAGTCCTGTACCCAAAATACAAACTTAACAGAAAAGGGGTAACTGAAGATTTTAAAGAAGAATCATTTGGTAAACAAAAACAACGGGTTAAACAATATTTGGAAGAAATGTTTGTTAGACAAGTTGAGTTTGAAAATTCAGAAGCTGACGACCTAATCGCATATTATTGCAAAATTTCAAAAAACGAACACAAAACAATTTTTAGTGGTGATAGAGACCTTACACAACTTATTTCTGAAGATGTGACCATCTATTCGCCAAACACAAAAAAGTACTATAAGAACGGAGATAAGATCAAATTAAAAGAAATTGAAATTCCCCATTATAATGTAAAGACCTATAAAATAATAGCCGGTGATATGTCGGATAATATTGATGGTATATATTATTTGGGTGAGAAAACAATAGTTAAATTATTTCCTGAGATACTTGAAAAAGAAATATCTTTTGACGATATTTTAAAAAAGGGTGAAGAACTATTAAAAGAACAAAAAGATAATGTAGCCTTGAAAAATCTTCTTACTGGTAAAACTAAAGAAGGGATATTTGGAGAAGAATTCTTTGTCATTAACAAAAAAATCGTAGATTTGTCCGAACCACTAATTAGTGACGAGGGAAAAGAATTGGTTGAACTATATTACTCTGAGTCATTGGATCCTGACGGAAGAGGGTATAAGAATCTGATTAAAATGATGATGGAGGATGGACTTTTTAAATATCTACCTAAAAGTGATGATCAGTGGGTTTATTTTTTAAGACCATTTTTAAAGTTAACAAGAAAAGAAAAATCAAAATTTAAAAACAAAAAAGTATGAAAGAACAAAATGACGTAACAAAGGTTGAATTTTTGATCACATTAAATGATAATTTTGTGGTACAAAGATTTTTCAATGTTAAAGGGTATAACCCAAACGTTAAAAATAGTGTTGATCTTTATGATTTGATGTGTGAGATATCAAATGACGTAAAAAGGATATTAAGAAACAAAACGGTAGATTACATGCTGGATAATCAATATGTAATTGAGTCAGACCCTACGGCTCTTGAAACCTCAAATACTGATGGTCCAGAGCTATTTAACATTTATTTAAAGGCCGAAAATGAGACAATTTATCATAGAGTGATTGATGCCAAGTTATACCCGCCAAAGATAAGATACACTCTGGATACCCGCCCAATCCTAAAATCGGTATTGAAGAACCTAACTGACATTTTGTCAGAGAAAAAAATTACTACAAAATATCTTGAATATACACTAGCTTAAAGATATTTATTAAAAACAGGAAACAAACTTAAAACTATATGTCAGACAAGAAAAATTTCGGTTATTTAGGGAACACATTTCAGATCCAATTACTTAACAATATTATACTTTACAAAGATTTCTCAAACACAATTATTGATGTAATTGACCCTCACTATTTTGATAACCAATACTTTCGTCTGATTTGTCAAATGATTAAAGAGTATTATACAAAGTACGAACACACACCTACTTTTGATACTTTAGAACAACTCGCAAAATCTGAGATTACATCACCTATGGCACAAAAAAGTGTCTTGGATATGGTAGAACAAATTAAATCAACTCCTGATGATGGGTATGAGTTTGTTCAAGAAAAATCATTAAAATTTTGTAAACAACAAGAACTTCAAAAAGTAATGGGTAAGGCTCAAAAAATCATTGACAAAGGTGATTTTGAAAGTTATGACAGATTGGAAGAAATGGTTAGAGGCGCACTTCAAGTTGGGGAAGTGGATAAAGGGACTAACGATGTGTTTTACGATTTAGACGAAGTATTAAATGAAGATTATAGACACCCAATTCCAATTGGGGTTGCAGGAATTGACAATCTACTTAAAGGTGGTTTGGCGAAAGGAGAGATAGGAGTAATATTAGCACCAACAGGGGTTGGAAAAAGTACGTTTACAACAAAGATCGCAAACCACGCTTTTAATTTAGGTTACAATGTTTTACAGATTTTCTTTGAAGACAACCCAAAAATTATTCAAAGAAAACATTTTACTTTATGGACAGGAATTGCACCTGACGATTTATCAGACCATAAAGATGAGGTAATGGAAACGGTTAAACAAATTCAAAAACAAAGAAAAAACAAATTAATTTTGAAAAAATTACCGTCTGATACCGTAACAATGAATCAAATAAAAAATCAGGTAAGAAAAATGATTGCGGATGGGACAAGAATTGATATGATTATTTTGGATTATATTGATTGTGTCGTTCCTGACAAAATGCTTGGAGATGAATGGAAGAGTGAGGGATCTGTTATGAGATCATTTGAAGCTCTATGTCACGAATTAAATATTGCCGGATGGACAGCAACACAAGGTAACAGAAACTCTATATCTTCTGAAGTTGTAACAACCGATCAAATGGGTGGATCCATTAAAAAAGCACAAGTAGGTCACGTTATCATTACTGTCGCGAAATCATTACAACAAAAAGAAATGAATTTAGCAACTATTGCGATTACAAAATCAAGAATTGGAAAAGATGGTATCATCTTTGAAAATTGTAAATTTGACAACGGAATGTTAGAAATTGACACGGAACAAAGTGTTACATTTTTAGGGCATGAAGAGCAAAAAGAAGAAAAAAATCGTAATAGAATCAAAGAACTTCTTGAACAAAGAAGACAAAGAGAAAATCAAGTTTAACAAATAAATTTAATAAATTAATACAAAATGGATATTTCGCAAAAAATATTAAGTGACATCACTGTCTTTATGAAATACGCTAAGTTTCAACCTGAATTGAACAGAAGAGAGACTTGGGAGGAGTTGGTTACTCGTAATAAAGAAATGCACCAAAAGAAATACCCTCAAATTAAAAATGAGATTGAGGAAGTATATAAAATGGTGTATGACAAAAAAGTTTTACCGTCAATGAGATCGTTACAATTTGGTGGAAAACCAATTGAGATTTCACCAAACAGAATTTACAATTGTGCGTATATGCCAATTGATCACGTAGATGCATTTTCTGAAACAATGTTTCTTTTATTAGGTGGTACGGGTGTTGGTTATTCAGTTCAAAAACATCACGTTGAAAAATTGCCAGACATTAAAAAACCAAATGCTGAAAGAACAAGACGTTATCTAATTGGAGATTCTATTGAAGGATGGGCAGATGCGATCAAAGTACTTATGGAGTCTTATTTAGGGTACAAATCATCAACACCTATTTTTGATTTTTCAGATATTAGACACAAGGGGGCAAATCTTGTAACATCAGGAGGAAAGGCGCCGGGTCCCCAACCATTAAAAGATTGTATTCATAACATTACAAAAGTGTTGGATAACAAAAAAGATGGTGAAAAATTAACACCAATTGAAACTCACGATATCGTATGCCATGTTGCTGATGCGGTACTAGCGGGTGGTATTAGAAGAGCTGCACTTATTTCATTATTCTCTGCCGACGATGAAGAAATGATTTCTTGTAAATCTGGATCTTGGTGGGAACAAAACCCACAAAGAGGTAGAGCAAATAACTCAGCAGTACTTCTTCGTCACAAAATCACAAAAGAATTCTTTATGGGTCTTTGGAAACGTATTGAACTTTCAGGAGCAGGAGAGCCAGGAATCTACTTATCTAACGATAAAGATTGGGGAACAAACCCTTGTTGTGAGATTGCACTTAGACCTTTCCAATTCTGTAACTTGTGTGAGGTTAATGCTTCTGATATTGAATCACAAGAAGATTTTGACGCAAGAGTTAAGGCAGCATCATTCATCGGTACACTACAGGCGGGATATACTGACTTCCATTATTTAAGAGATATTTGGAAAAGAACAACTGAAAAAGACGCACTTATCGGTGTAGGTATGACAGGAATTGGTTCAGGTGTTGTACTTGGTTATGATATGAAAAAGGCGGCTAAAGCAGTTAAAGAAGAAAATGAAAGAGTTGCTGGTCTTATTGGAATTAACAAATCTGCAAGAACAACAACAGTTAAACCATCAGGTACTTCATCATTGGTATTGGGTACGTCATCAGGAATCCACGCATGGCATAATGATTACTACTTAAGAAGAATACGTGTTGGTAAAAATGAATCAATCTACTCTTATCTTGCAATTTACCATCCTGAACTTATTGAAGATGAGTTTTTCCGTCCTCATGATACTGCGGTAATTACAATCCCACAAAAGGCACCTGAAGGGTCTATTGTTAGACACGAGTCAGTATTCCAAATGTTGGAACGAGTTAAAAAAGTATCTCAAGAATGGATTAAGTCTGGTCATAGAAATGGTCAAAATACCCACAACGTATCTGCAACTGTTTCAATTAAAGAAGACGAATGGGATCTAGTTGGTGATTGGATGTGGAATAACAGAGATTTTTATAACGGACTTTCAGTATTACCATATAATGGAGGGACATATACACAAGCACCTTTTGAAGATTGTACAAAAGAAGACTTTGAAAAATTGGTTAAAACATTAACAGATGTTGATCTTACAAAAGTTATTGAGTTACAAGATAATACCGATTTAAGAGGTGAAGCTGCGTGTGCGGGAGGTGCTTGTGAAATAGTATAGGTTATGAAAGTACAATGGGGAAATAATATAACGCTAACATACCAAGTTTTGTTAGCGTTCTATAACCAAAGAAAAACAAACTAAAATGAATGTA